CCAATCACTAAGTCTGGTTTTGTAGAGCCAGGTGGAACACAGATTCGTGTAGGTACCAACAACCAAGCATCCGATGCTTATGTTGCTGCTTCACTAATCAATGCATTCTATGATGCTGCAGCTGCATTAGACGAGAAGGGCGTTAGCTCTGAAGGTCGTGTAGGTGTACTTAACCCAAGACAATACTATGAGCTAATTCAAGCTGTAGGTTCTAATGGTTTAGTTAACAGAGATGCTCAAGGTACAGCCTTGCAGTCTGGTAATGGAATCATTGAGATCGCTGGTATTAAGATCTACAAATCAATGAACATTCCATTCTTCAGTACATATGGTACTAAGTATGGTTCTGCTTCTGCTACAAACCCTGGAGTAACATCTCCTGGTAACGTAGGTTCATTCGTTGGTGAAGCTGTCGAAGACGCTGCTAACGATGTAACTGGAATCAACAACGAGTATGGTGAAGAGACTGAATTCGCTAACTCTTGTGGACTTATATTCCAGAAGGAAGCTGCTGGTTGCGTTGAAGCAATCGGACCTCAAGTCCAAGTAACATCTGGTGACGTTTCCGTGGTTTACCAAGGTGACGTGATTCTCGGTAGACTCGCAATGGGAGCCGACTATCTAAACCCAGCTGCTGCTGTGGAACTTGTTGCTGGTGCTGCTGCTGGTTCTTCTGGTAACGCTGCATTCTAAGCACACGTTTATATGGGGACTCTTCGGAGTCCTCTTTTTATTTTATAATATTATGCCTTTTCCAACCACTAACGCTACTCAAGAATTACCTGCTATAAATCAGATCCTGTCGTCATGTGGTCAGGCACCTGTTACAACTCTAGATCAAACCAACCCAGACGTTGCGATTGCTTATGATACCTTACTACAAGTATCAAGAGAAGTACAGGCTGAAGGCTGGACATTCAATAAAGAATATCATTACGAGTTTACTCCTGATACTAATGATGAAATATTAATACCATCTAACATCTTACAAATCAAGTTAACAGAGAATTCGGCTAACATGGATAAAGATGGTGTTAGAAGAAGTGGTAAACTATATGATAGACATAACCACAAATACACTTGGACAGATGAAACTGTCGAGTGTGATATTGTATGGGAATTTGACTGGGTAGATTTACCTCAACCTATACAAGATTTTATAGTAGCTAGAGCAGCTACATTTGTATCTCAACGTATTGTAGGAGATGCTAACCAATATCAAATGCTACAACAACAAGAAGCTTATACTAGATCCTTAGCGTTGGAGTATGAAACACAGCAAGGTCAGTTTACATTCTTTGGACACCCTCAAGGACATACTAATTACTACCAAAGCTACCAACCTTTCCATGCTTTATCACGATGACAGCAGTAACTCAACGAATTGACAACTATCTAGGTGGAGTATCTAAACAATCTGATGACAAGAAACTACCAGGTCAAGTCCGAGAGTGTCTTAATAGTTATCCTGATCCCACCTTTGGATTAACAAAGAGACCAGGTTTCAAATGGATTGCAAACTTAGGTACAGGAACTACATATGATTCATCTAAGTGGTTCTACATACATAGAGATAATAATGAGAAATATATAGGATGTATTAAACCAGCTTCAGGAGGCTCTACAGGAGACATAGATGTATGGAATGCTGTAACTGGTGCAGCGTGTACTGTTAACTACGGTACAGGAGCACAGGCATACCTTACAGGAGCACGTACAAACTATCATATACTAACTGTACAAGATACATCTATAGTAACTAATAATTTAATAACAGCTGCAGCTACTTCTGCTCCATCTTTTACAGCTAATAAACAAGCTACTTTAGAATTAAGTGGTTCATCTATTTCGATTACATATGTTATTGTAGTTGCTGGTAGTACCGCTACTGTTACTACAGATAGTGATGATACTTATGATGATACACTAACTAAACTTAAAACTGCTATAGATGCATTAAGTATATCTAACTTAACAGTAACAAAACATCAAACAACATTACAGTTAAATAGAACTAGTGCGTTTACTATAACTGCTACTGGTGGTAGTGCTAACTCTGCTATTAATGTATTCCAAGATCAAGTAGATAACGTATCACAACTACCAATACAAACAGCTCATAACCATACAGTTAAGGTAATCAATACTTCATCTGATAAAGATACGTATTGGGCTAAGTTTGTAGCAGATAATGGTTCTTCTGGTCCAGGTTTCTGGGAGGAAACTATTGATCCTAGTGTATCAACTGGATTAAATAACACTACTATGCCACATGAATTAGTTAATAATTCTACTAATACATTTACATTTCAAAAGATAACTTATACTAATAGATCAGTAGGAGATGATTCAACTAATTCCCATCCTAGTTTTGTAGGACAGAAATTACAACAGTCTTTCTTCTATAATAATAGATTAGGATTCTTAGCTTCTGATAGTGTTATACTAAGTCAATCTGCTCAACATTATAACTTCTACCATACTTCAGCTCAGGCATTAACAGATGCTGATCCTATAGATATAGAAGCATCAACTACTAGACCAGCTACACTACATGGTATATTACCTACTACACAGGGTCTAGTTCTATTCAGTAGGAATCAGCAATTCTTGATGGCTGCTGAAGATAATATATTTACACCTACTAAAACTACTATCAGAACTATCTCTAACTATGAGATGGATGATAGTGTAGATCCTATAGACATGGGTACTACTATCAACTTCATTAGTAAGACACCAAGTTATACACGTATATTTGGTATGATTACTAGAGGTCAAGATGAGAACCCTCAAGTATTAGATGTAGGTAGAGTTGTAAACGAATGGGTTCCAGCTACTGTAGATACATTTATATCTAGTACTCAGAACCAGTTCATAGCTATGTCTAGTCAGTCTGATGATAAAGTATATTTCTATCTTACATATAGTGATGGAGAAAAGAATGTAGTACAATCTTGGTTTAACTGGCAACTCCCTGGTACTGTACAAACTATAGCTGTAGACTCAGATGAGTTCTATTCTGTTACTAAACAAGGTAATCAGTTTACTTTAAGTATGGCTAGTTTAAGCCAAAGTCCTTCTGATGCTATTATTGTTAATAATGATGGACAAAGAATTAATCCTTGTGTAGACTTATATGCAGCAGCTAGTTCTGTAGCATATGATACTACTAATAACTTATCTAAATGTTATATACCTTGGGTCAATGTAACAGCATTAACTCCTGTCCTTCTAATCAAGGGTACAACGGCTACAGGGCAGTTTATTGACTCTGGATTTACTATCACACCAAGCACAGGTTCCGACGGCACTGGAGCCTATTTTAGCGTCCCTGGGAAGAACTTAACAAGTATAGCTAGTGATGTTATTGTAGGTTATAAGTATGACTTCGATGTAATACTACCTAAGACATACTACAGAACAGATGAGAATATGGTTAGAACAGACTTCACTGCTAATCTAACAGTAGCTAGAATGAAGTTTGCTGTTGGTCTTTCAGGTCTTATGGCTTTCAAACTTAAGTCTACAGGTGTTAGACAAGGTAAGAAGGAATACACTGGAGACGGTAGCACAACTGCATTCAGCTGGACTAACGAAGATTTTAATTATATAGATAATGATCAGATTAAAGTAACACTAGATGGTGTTGCTACAACTGCATTTACTGTAACAGGAGATACTCAAATAACATTTAGTAGTGCTCCAGGTAATACTGTAAAGATTGTTATATACCTTGATGAATGGTATAATCTAAGTCCTACACAAATAGCTGATACTTACTTAGCTAATGATATTGCTTTATCAGAACAATCAGTATTTACAATACCAATTCATCAGAAAACAAACAACTTCCAACTTAGAATATTTAATGACTCACCATTCCCTGTGTCTTTAAACTCTATGATGTGGGAAGGTAACTACTCACCAAGATTTTATAGGAGGGCATAATTATGGCATGGCAAGCTTGGGCAGCAGCAGCAGCTGTTGCTGGCTGGTGGGGAGCTAGTAAATCTGCTTCAGCAGCAAGAGAACAAGCTAGATTACAAAATGAGGCCATGGAGAGGCAG